CAAAGAACTACCCGAGCCCGACGAGCACTGGGTGCGGGTCGGCCGTCGAATGTCGCGCTTCCTCTACGCGCTCGGCTACGAGACCATGTCGATTTCACCGGCCCGCGAACCGACCACCCCAGACATCACGGTGAACGTGCCAACCAAAGCAGTGTCGGACGAGACTGTCGCCAAGGCACTGACCCGCCTCGCCACCGTGCCCGATGGGGCATCAGGCCATTAGACCGCCCCGGCGTCAGGCCGTTGACAGCGCAACCGCCAGTACAGAGCGAGCCGACCGGGGCGCCTACACGCACTACATGTCGCAAGCCTCGGCTATATTCCGAAGCATGAGCCAGCACCTGAACATGTACAACCAGAAGGTTTGCCACGGATGCAAACCCTGCCAAGGCGGCGGCGCCAACATCGGCCGCACCTGGACCCTCATCGCCATCGGCCTCTGCACCGCAGGCATCGGCCTACTCTTCCTCCCGTTCTTCAAGAAATGTGTGTACTGCGGGCACAACAGTTGGTGGAACAAACACGCCGGCCCCGTACCGGCGACCCCTACCGGCAACTAGCCCCACCCTCCACAAACCCCACCCCTCACCCGAGGGCGTGGGGTTTCTCCACCCAGGGAGGCACGCGATGGCACGCGAATCCACACGCGAGTTCAAGCGACTCAGAGCAGCATTCAAATACGAATGCGCCCAAGCTGACGCCCCATGCTGGATGTGCGGCCTCCCAATCGACTACACCGCAGCGCACGACGCATACTCCAACGACGACAGGTTCGAGCTCGACCACTACTACCCGGTATCGGCCAGGCCAGAACTACAAGCCGACCGCGCAAACTTCCGCGCCTCGCACGCAGGATGCAACCGACAACGCGGCGACTCGACCGTCACCTCAACACTCATCGGCACACTCTCACGCGACTGGACAACACCACCGCGCCGCTGACACAGCGACGGTCAGAGCAGTCAACGCGAGCAGCGCGAACAATCACACAAGCGAGACGCGCAAACGTCACAGCAACGCGCACAACACCCAACAGCATCAAGCCAGCGCGATCACCGACGGCCGCCGGGGGTAGGGGAGTCTCGCGAATCGAACGAGATCGCCCGGCCCTCACCCCGCCGCCCTTCGGCCGCCGCGCGCTGATGTTTAAGGGGGGGGTCGCGCGCGGATAAGGAGTATGCCATGTCGCAGTTTCAAAAGTTGTCGGTCGTGGATGCGCTTGAGCGGTCGATCGCGAACGCGACGCATCTCCGCGCCGTGCATTCCGCGCATGTGGCTGCTGCTCGGGTGCTCGCGAAGCGCATTGACGACCTGAGCGATAACGGTTTCGTTGATGAGAACGGGAAGCTTGACAATGTGTCATTGCCTTCGTTCCTGAAGTACTTGGATGCGATGGGGATTAGTGCTGATCCTCCGGTGGCAATGAAGGCGGAGAAGACGCCGGCGACGCCGAAGGATCAGATCGCCGCAATGCGCAAGAAGTTGCAGGGCGCCGGATAGAATTAGAAGCGGCCCGAATAAGTGCGCCAACACTTACCGGGCCTAACCCAAACCTAAGTGAGTAGGAGGGCTGCGATGCAGTCTACGCGAACCTGTTCAGTCGATGGATGTGCCGGTGACGTTATCGCGCGCGGGTGGTGCAGCAAGCACTATCAGAAGTGGCGAAAGTACGGCGATCCGATGGAAGGCCGCGGTCAAGATTTTCGTAAGGCGGTTGATTTCGAGGACGGCACACGTCTTTGCAGTGGGTGCTACGAAAGACAGCCGCTCGAGGTATTCGACAAGGACCCAGGTGGCACACTTGGCAGAAAGTCTCGGTGCAAGGCTTGTAGGTCGGCTCAGATGAGAGCTTTGTACGCATCGAACCGCGAGGAGAAGCTTGCATCGGTTCGAGAGTATCGCAATGCGAATCGCGATGTTGTCCGCGAGTCTGACAGTCGTCGTTATGCCAGGCATCGCGAGAAACGAATTGCGCTTGCCACCGAGAGCGCGCATCTGCGCCGCTCTCGAATCTTGCAGAAAAGTAATGACCGGGGAATATCACGGCATTCACTGCGTAAGAGGCATGGCGATAATTGTTGCTATTGCGGCAGATCGATGTCTTTTAGGGCTGGCACGCGTGGCGTTTATAACCCTGGGCTGGCGACTATTGAACACATCGTTCCAATCAGCAAGGGCGGCTCTCACACATGGGGCAACGTGACACTGGCGTGCTGGGAATGCAATATTCGGCGCGGGAACAGGGATGCCCCTGCAACTTCAGGGGGTGCGCATGGCGGAGCCGACGCATGGCTTCACGGTGCCTCGGATTTGGACGAAGCCGCTTCGTGATCTGAACCGTTCGACCTCGCGTGGTTTCGAGGTGATCACGTTCGCCAAGGATGTTCTCGGCGTGACGTTGTTCCCGTGGCAAGAGTGGCTGCTCATCCACATGCTTGAGCTGAACGAGGACGGCACGCTGCGGTTTCCTCGCGTGCTGGTCATCGTTGGCCGACAGGCGGGCAAGACGTTGATGGCGGCGGTGCTCGCCGCGTTTTGGCTGTATGTCGATTCCGCGCGGTGGCCTGGGCAGCTTCGCGAAATGGACTTCACGATTGTTGGGTCTGCGCAGAAGCTCGACATTGCGATGAAGCCTTGGGAGAAGGTGCGCGCTTGGGCGTGCCCTGACGATCCGAAGGTGGGTGTGTTCCCTGAGCGGGTGCCGCTATTGCAGTCGGTGACGTATCCGCCGCGGATGATGTCGAGCGAGGTGTACATCCGCACGCATGGTGGTGCACGCTATCTGCCGCGCACGTTCAGCGCTGCTCGTGGCCAGTCTGCGGCTCGGTTGATTCTCGATGAGTTGCGGGAGCAGTACGACTTCACCGGATGGTCAGCGATTGAGAAGTCAGCGAATGCGATGTTTGATTCGCAGCTGGTGGCGTTCTCGAATGCTGGGACGGCGAAGTCGAAGGTGCTCGAGTCAGTGCGTTCGATCGCGCATCAAGGTGTGGATGACCCTGACACGGTGTGGTTTGTGGCGGAGTGGTCGGCGGAGCCGGATGCCGCGCTCGACGATCCGATTGCGTTTGCGCAGGCGAACCCGTCCGCCGGCTATTTGCCTGGGCAGACGATCCAGGGATTGATTTCGGCTGCTGCTGAGGCACCGGATGAGTCGGTTGAGCGCATCGAGGTACTCGGTCAGTGGATTACTGCTCAGACGCACCCGCTCATTCCTACTGGCGCGTGGCTCGATTGCACCGATGAGGGGTCGCAGATCATGCCAGGTAGTGAGATGGCGCTCGCGGTCGATGTCGACTGGGATCGTAAGTATGCGGCCGTAGCGGTTGCAGGCTGGCGGGCTGATGGTCTCCCTCACGTGGAGGCGATCGCGCATCGGGCCGGGATCATGTGGACGGTGCCGTTTATTCGTGAGGTCGCTGAAGCGCAGGGTATTCGCCGGGTTGCGGTGAGGTCTCGGGGTGCGGCGGCGTCCGAGCTCGTCGGGCCGCTCCGGGATGCTGGCCTCGAGGTTGTGGAGGTTGCGGGGCCGGCTGATGGTCAAGCGGCTGGGCAGCTTCGTGACGATGTTCTAGCGGGCAAGGTAAGGCATCGCGGGCAGCAGCCGGTGAATGATGCGTTTGCGGCGTGTGAGCCGTCGACCGTGGGCGGTGTTGAGGTGTTTGAGCGGCGTGGTGCCGCGCTCTCGACGTCGCCGGGTATCGCCTGCGCGTACGCGCTGTGGGCGTTACGGAATCAGAGCGGCGCTCCGCCGCTATCGGCGTACGAACCGGACGAGCCGGACGGTGAACCTGGCGTGCCGTGGTGGCGGAAGGGGTGAGCGTGAACATCATCGAACGATTCGGGCGTATGCTCTCGACTCGCACAGCAGGCAAGATTGAGGGAGTCTCGCCGTATGGGCAGCAGCTGCAGCTGGTGTCGTATATGCGCGGTGAGGGCGAAGTTGAGTCGGTCGGCTCATGGCCGGTGGCGCGCCTGTGGCGTACGCAACCGCATCTGCGCACGGTCGTGGATCTGATCTCGCAGCAGGTCGCTGCGCTCGGCCTTCACGTGTACCGATTCGATGGTGACGGTGGCCGTGAGCGGGTCCGCGACTCGGCGCTGCAGTCGCTGCTGGAGATGCCGAACCGGGAACAGACCGGCGTCGAGTTCATTTACTCGCTCGTGACGCAGCTGTCGCTTTATGACGATGCGTTCGTGTACGTCGCATTCAACGGTGACGGAAAGCTGCAGGCTCGGGTTGTGCCCGCGACGTGGGTGACGCTCGAGGTCAACGAGTCCAAGACCGAGGTGCTCGGCTACATCGTGAACGGTGTCCGGTTGAACCGGAACGACATCGTCCGATTCCCTGGCGGCACGCCGGATGAGCCGACGCAGTCGGCGTCGCCTGTGGAGACGCTGCGCACGATCCTCGACTCGGAGAACGCGACGCATGCGCGCCGCCGCAACATCCTCACTCGCGGGCCTCGCGTCGGTGGCGTGATCCAACGCCCGAAGGACGCGCCCCGCTGGACGGATGCGGCCCGTCGCACGTTCGACGAGACGTGGGAAGCGTTCCAGCCGGGCGGGGAACGCGCCGGTGACGCGGTGCTGCTCGAGGACGGCATGTCGTACACGGCTCCCGAGTTCGATGCGTCCGCGACTGGCTATAAGGACGGTTCCGTGCTGTCGCTGTCGACTGTCGCGCAGGTGTTCCATATCCATCCGGCGATCCTCGGCATCTCTGGTGCGGTCGGTTATCAGGGTGTGAAGGAGATCCGGCAGGCGCTCATCGGCGACTCGCTCGCGTGGACGTTGAAGCGTATCGAGGCACGGTTCACGCAGGTGTTCCTGCAGCTCGTTGGAGAGACCGGCATGTACGTCGAGTTCAATCGTGAGGCGCGCCTGCAGGGGTCGTTCGAGGAGCAGGCTGTGATCATCCGCCAGTCGGTCGGCGCTCCGTTCATGACCGTGAATGAGGCGCGGGCGATGCGGAACATGCCCGCGGTCGACGGCGGTGACGAACTCATCGTGCCGCTGAATGTCACGACCGAGGGTGGTTCGAACCGCTCCCCGGAGGATGACACCGCGCAGCAGGACGGCATGAAGCACCTCATTGACGGCGTCGTCTCACGGGCACGGAATGCGATCACCGCGAAGCGGGGTGCTGGCGACACCAGCATCGATTGGGCGCGCTGGACTCGCGAGCTTCTCGAGGATGCCGCCAAGTCGGGGGTCGAACTCGACGATGCCGCGATCGGTCGCGCGCTCGCGGAGATCGGGAGGCTGTGATGCAGGTAACTGTCGTGATGGGGCCGCCGGGTGCCGGGAAGTCCACGTATGTGCAGGAGCAGCGGAAGCCGGGCGACGCGGTCGTCGACTTCGATGTACTCGCGCAGGCGCTCGGCTCGCAGACAGCGCATGATGCGCCGCCGGCGGTCGCGAAGCTGACGTTCGCGGCCCGACAGGCGGCGATCGCGCGGGCACTCGACGGCCTGTCTGGTGCTGATGACGAGCTCCCGGCGGACGTGTGGGTTATCGCCTGGGATCTGAGCGAGGAAACCTACAAGCGCTGGGAGGGCCTCGGCGCCAACTTCGTGCTGCTCGATCCCGGTGAAGAAACCGTCATGGAGCGGCTCCGGGCTGAGGGGCGACCTCAATCATCCATCGATGCTGCGACCGACTGGTACGCGCGGCGAGCGAAAGGGCAGAGCATGCTGAAGTACAAGAGCGCCGCGATCGATCTCGGCGCTGCAGAGATCGACGACGGCCAGTTCATCGGCTACGCCTCGGTGTTCGGGAACGTGGACTCGTACGGCGATGTCGTCGTGAAGGGCGCGTTCGCCGAATCCCTCGCGGAGCACGGCGAGCAGGGCGCAGGCATCCCCTGCTATTGGTCGCACCGCATGGACGACCCGACGATGAACATCGGCTCCACAGTGTCGGCGATCGAGGACGAGCACGGACTCAAGGTGACCGTGCAGCTCGACACCGAGTCCGCCACGGGCGCATACGTGCACCGGCTGATCAAACAGGGCCGCGTGAAGCAGATGAGTTTCGCGTACGACATTCTCGACGCGGCCGAGGTCAAGGTCGACGGCGAGTGGGCGT